GTATCCGGATCGCCTCGGAAACCTCCTGCGCCATGGTCTGGACGGCCACAGCGGCCTGGAGCGGCCCGATTATTTCTGCGACGGGGATCTCCGCTTTCTCCGCAATGCCGCCCAGCAGGTCCGCCAGGTACCGGCTCGACGCCTCGTGGGCCTTGCCCACAAGGGCGCCCTTGAGCCGCCATGCCTCCGCGCGGTCCTCCAGGAGCGACCAGGCGTTGACCACCGAACCGCTCAGCATCGCCGAAACGTCCACCGGTTGGGCCGGCGCTCCCGCGTAGGTCGCGGCGTTGCGTGCGCCCGCGGCCAGTTGCACCCCCGCCGCGGTCCCCGGCGGCAAGCCGGTTCGTGCGGTGACCGCGGCGATGTCCGCGGCGGCCTGGACCGATTGCTTTTGTGACTCCGCCGGCGCGTATCGGAAACCGGGCAGGTTCATGCCGCAACCGGCCACAAGGCCTGTCGCCACGATGATCGTCATAACCGCCATTGTCCGTTTCATTTCGTTCGCTCCTTTTTGTCACGGCGACGCCCCCGGCGAGCCGGGAACGCCTTCCTGATGTCGCTCATCTTCGTCAGCTCAATCGCCTGGGCACGGCGTCGGTCGCCCGCGTACGGGTCGAAGTCGGCCGGCTTGAAGGCGCGGCCCTTCTTCGGGTCGCGGTTCACGTTGGCGATCAGTGCCATCATCGCCGACGTGTGCGCCCAGTTGTCACGGCCGCGGGCCTCGGCCATCCACAGCAGCTCCCGCAGCGTCAGGGGGCCGGGGTCGCATCCGGCGATGGCGGCGAGCTCGTAGACGACTCGCCAAGGGTCGAATCGATCGTCCCCTCCAGGTCCATTCCGTCGATTCGGGACTCTATCCGGCTGACCGCCAGATCGATCATCTTCCGTTGCGCCTCGACGGCCCTGGCCAGGTCCGCCCGGCCCAGGCCGCGGAAAAAATCCACGAGCTCCTCGTAAAAGGCCGTCTGGGCCGCCAGGATCGTTTCTCCGCCAAGGGCCGCCCCGAACTGCTCGTCCGTGACGTCCGCCGCGTCGGCCTGCGGCTTGAGGACCGCGTATATGACGTCGCACAAAAGGATCACGTCCGTGCCCAGGCGGGTCAGCAGCGGCGGGTCGCCCGCCTCGAGCGCAAGCAGGTTGACGCCCCCGCCCAATAAGCCCTTGACCCGTTTGGCCGCGTCGAGCGTCAGCGACAAGGTCCAACTGCGCCCGGCGGTGTCTACGAAAGTCTTCATTTTTTATCAGCACTCCTGACTAAACGGGCTTTGGCGGCAACGACCGCCAATGCAGGCACAACCTTCAACCTGCCTGCAGGCAGGTGCACTTGGAAATCAGCACTCCAAGCTAAACGGGCTTTGGCGGCAACGACCGCCAATGCCGGATTAATGTTCAACCTGCCTGCCGGCAGGCAGGTGCACTTGAAAAATTGCTTACGGGATATCCACGCCGCCGTGGTTGATCGCGAGGTCGATGTTGCTGGCCGTGGTGCCGATGCCCAGGATCGTCACGAAGTCCGCCGAGGCGCGTTCCGCCACGTCGCCGATGCCGCCGGCGGTGTCCGTAACACCGTAGATCGTGCCGACCACCACAGTCGCGCCCGGGTCGATCCCGCCGGCCTTGACGTAGCTCACCGGCTGGCCCTCCGCAGCGTTATTGAGCGCGATTCCGACCGCCGCGGCGTGGGGGGAGGTATCGGCCAGGGCCTTGAGCAGTGTGCCGGCCGCCCCCTTGTAGAGCGTCAGCCCGGCTGTGATCGCCTCGCCGGCTGTGCCGAGATCGGTCTGTGCGCCGGCGGCCACCACCACATCGTCCGCTGTAACTACCAAGTCCGCCATTGTCTATTCCCTTCAATATTGTGCTGGCCCGCGCCGTCGCCAAAGCGGCTTTGTCGCGTCGGCGACCGTGCTGGACCGGCTGTTTGTATGTGAATTACGTCACGTCGACCCACTCGTCGAACGTCTCCAGTTTCGCCGTCACGGAGACCTTGATCGCCTCCTCCAGCGCCTCGTTGCGGCTGAACGACGTTATGCTGAACGAGCCCTTGGGCCCCTGTGCGCCGCTGGTCGCGCGGTCCTGGTCGAGGATCGCCAGCTCGAGCGTGTCGTTCGCCAGGAAGGCGGCTTTGACGGCGTCGAAGCCAGCGTCGCCGGGCTTCCAGACCATCTCGAAATCGACGGTGCACCCTCGGAGTGTCGGGGCCGTGGCTCGCCACCCCGAATTCGCCCGGGTGGTGATATCCGCCTCGCCGGCCTCCAGGTTGAGCGTCACGTCGCGGGCGTTGTCCATCTCCGTCAGTGCGCCAAGTGCGGCGGCGGCAGTTCCCTGATAAATCTTCGCGTCCATCCCCAAAATGAAGTCGGCCATCTCATGCTCCTCAGTGCCCGACTCCCGTGCGACCCGGTAGGTTTTTATTATTCCTGCCTGCCGGCAGGCAGGCGTTATTCACCGCCCTGCCTGCCGGCAGGCAGGCATTCTAGGCGGTTACGGAATTTCGCCACATCTCCGGCAGCTTCGGTTTTTCCTTCTCGAAGGCCGGCCCCATGAAGGGCCTGGCCTTGATCATCACCCGCCGCGTCGTGCGTTTTCGTCGCGGACCGGTACGGATCACTGACGGCCCGCCATACTCGAGGGCCTCCGGCGCGTTGCCGATCTTGTTGAGGCGCGTCGGTCCGATCGCTACGGATCCGGCCGACGGGTCATATCCGAAATAGATGAACTTCTTCAGCAGGCCCGTCTGGCTGCTCGGCGGATTGCCGGGGGTTGATACGCGCTTGCGTTTGCGGATGGAGCTGCGGGCCGCACGCCGCACAAACGCGCCGAACCGGCTGAAGACTCGGCGCGTCGCCCGATCCGTCGCGCTGATCACCGCCTTGCGGTCAAAGAACATCGTCTTGGCAACTTTCATGGAAATCATGACGTCATCACCCGGAGTGTCAGTGTCAAAAGGCTCGTGAATAGGCGCATCTCGCGGAGGTGCTCCGGCGCGTAGATCGGCGAGTTCTCCGTCCGCACCAGGGCCGCCACGCCGGCGAACCGGCCGGCCTCCCACAGTGCCGCGGCGATCTCCTGGACCAGCCCCATCAGGCCGTCGATCTCGGCGGCCTCATCCTTCCGGCCGGACGAGAGTTTCTTCTGGACCGCCACGTCGATCTGGACGTCGTGCTGGGCCTCTTTTCGGCTGGCCGCGGAACTCTCATCGGCCTTGGGCACAACGGAGACCCGCAATTCGGCCAGGTCCTTCAATTCGAACGTCGGCAGGTATGCCCGCTGCGCCTTGAACGACGCGGTGAAGGTGCGGGCGTTCAGCGCCGCGGCAACGGCGTCCGCTATCGCCGGAATGTTCAGGATGCCGCTCATCTTCCCCCCAGATGCCGACGATTCGCGGCCGCTGTGCAACCCGCGCCGCCGGCGGCAATGGTGAACATGACATTCAGATTGCTCCCGCCGTCCACACAGCCGACGGCATAAAGCTCATTCGTCCCGCTGCAATCAATGTTCGCGAGTGTCCCGCCGTTGCAGATCCTGCCTGTGGTGTTGCTGAAAGTGATCCCCGTGCCGTCCATCGTCCCGGACATATTGATTGTGCATGTAGCGAAGTCCGCGGCGTTGGCGGTGTTGTCTGCGTGAGCCCGTGCGAAGTTAGTGATCGTGTGCGCGCCGGACCCGAAATCTATAGAACCGTCGCCCTTGCCTTGCCGCCCCGGTGTTACCGTAGTGGCCTCCAGGGCGTACTCATCCATGTCCAGGACAACGCGATTTCCATCGTCGTGGGCGAAAACATGGAGTGTCCCGACGCCGGTTATATCTCCGTCAGCGGTAAAGCTGAGTTCGTCGACTGCAGAGCGGAAAATAATGTCCGCCGAGTTCGCCATATTGAACGCACCGCCGGTCGTCCGATTGGCTGTGGCGTAGAACTCCAGGTTGCTCCCGCATGTGCCCGCGAGTGTCCAGAAGTTGTCCGAACAATCTGGATAGATACCAACAGTCTCCGCCGAGTTGCCGATATTCCCGGCACCAGTGATTGTCGTCTTGGCCCACACGGTATCTGTGGGCACGGCCGTGCAACCTGCGGCAATCTCAAGCGACGGAATCTGCTTCGATGAGTGCGGCCAAGCTATGTACCGATTGACACCCCCATTCATCTTGAACAGGCCGGTGGCCGTCAGTGTGCCGATTGCCGTAGCGCCAAGGTGTTCGCCGATGGTGAGCGTCCCTCCCCCGTCAGTGTAGCTGCCGCCGTTGATATGAAAAGTGCCAACCAGCGTTACGCCTTGGTTGTTTTGGTCGTAAGTGCCGAGCACCAATTCCAACGCTTCCCACAAGGCCTCGTCTACTTGCTGATGAGTCCCGGCAGTATTGACCGTCACATCGCCGCCAGAAACGCCCGCCGTGGTTATCGAACCTGTGCCGTTCAGCTCTACGGGGATGTCGGCCTGGAACGTCATGCCCGCCGTCTTGGTGAAGTTCCCCGAAACCTCTATATCGCCTGTTCCCGACACACTGACCGTACCGCCAAATGCCCCGTGACCGTCAATGTCCAGCGTCGAATTACACAGATCGAGTTCGCCTGTGTAGTCGGTCATTGTGAGGCTGTCGAGCGCGGCGCTGTTCTCGTCCAGATCGCAATCGGGGGAACTGCCGTCAAACACAGCGTCCAGAAAACCCGCCGCCGGTTTGCCGTTGGTCCAGTTACCTTCTGTGGACCAATTGCTATCTATGCCGCCAAGCTGGAAGGTCGTTCCGGCCATTTATAGCACCTCTGCCGGGTCGTCAGGGCCGGTGGGCTCGACGGGTTCGGCGACGTTCTGCTCGATTCGCGACCGCATGACAGCGCTGTACATCTTACCGGGTTCGACGCTGACTACACCGGCGCATTGGACCTTCACGATATCGCCGTTGACTCGCAAAAGGAACTCAACCCTGTCTCCATCCTTCAGGAACGCGCGGGACTTGCGGTTGCGCTCGTGGGATTTCTCGGAGGCCATAATATCGCCGCCGAAGCCGATCCATACCCGCCCGTCGTCGTCCTTCTCGTACCTTGTCCCAGTCAGGTCGGGCGCGGCTGGGTTTGTCAATTCCGTCATAATACGCTCCTGCTCCCTGCCTGCCCTGGCACGGCCCGGCTACGGCTCGGCGATCAATTCCCGAAGACGGTCACGGCCAGCGTCGCCGCCAGGCCCGCCCCTTCGCTCTTGAAATGCAGCTTCGTCTGCCCGGCCACCGGGATGACCCACGTGTCAT